TTTGTTAATACTGGTTTAAAAATAGAATATACGACCGCCGCTCAAGATATGGTTACTTATCTTAAAAATAGAGCAAAAAGTAATGGTTCAGAAAAAAAATCTTTTTATACTGAAGGTAGATTAGATGATATTAACCCCGAAACGGGCGTGGGTATTAATGGTAGAATTGGAGAACAAACGTCCTCAATGTTAAACACCCCACAATTTATAAAGGCAATACAAGAAGGGGTTGCTGCGGATAGGGCTGGTAGTAGTAATCCATATGTACAGGCATCTTATTTATTCTTAAACAGTTTACCTTTGGCAAACTTAAAGAGACAGTATATTGATTCAGATGATAGTACTAAAGATTATATAGGTCCTACTTTTAGAAAATTTGGAGCATTACACAGTGTTCCTAAGATGTGGGCATGTAAATTAGGAAGTATATGGTATAGGTATAAAAATTTTGTAGAATCAGGAACCGACTTTTTAGATTCGTTACTTGGACCATTTGACCAAACATCAAATTATGACCCAAACACATTTTCGCCCACAACAAACTATTTCTTTACTGCTCACACTACGACTGGAATTACTATAACATTAACTAATGTTGTTACAGTTCCACAAACGGCAGCACCCCCACTTTATAACGATATTATGAACGTGGGATTTTATCCTGTAGTCCTCAATGATTTTTATTACTTCTACAATGGTGAAAATCTATATGACGATGATACTGAAATACAAACCCAAATACAGGAAAAAATTACAAATAAAGATGTAATGATTTTAAGTAATGGTAATTCTTCATTTTATAGAGAAGCCAATTATGACCCAAGCAGACCTGAACACTATATTACTTTTTCGACAATTAGTATTCTTTTTAAGAACAAACTTAAATCAAATCCTGACGACACATCAACTTATTTTTACTCAGCACCTTCGTTTGGTTCTAGATTTTCGCAAGTTATAAGTGAGTGTTTTAATCAAAGTACTTTACAATATCCTGTATTTGAAAATCAAAATATATATAATGGTTCTGTCAGATTGTTTTGGGGAGGAACCCATTTTGGGTATTTCCCAACTATTAATCAAATATCAGAACCCGATGAGTATTTGTCACGTAGTGAACTTAATTCATGGCCATTCCATTTTATTTTAGACGACATTGGTGAAAATATTACCTTTGATAAAATTGAAGATTTGTTTGGAACATTCACGAGGGAAGAGTTAGATTTATTTGAAAACGAGTTCTTGAATTTTAGTAGGTCTGAACAACAGTCCACAACTGATTTTAATATCCAAACTATATTAAAAAATGCGTTAAAAGTAGAACAAAGTTTGTTTGACAACACAGACCAAAATATTTTGATTGAAAACTTCCAAAAAAATCAATTATTAAATTTCAATGGAGTAATAAATAATTACATTAATTTGAATGTAATTTATCAAAAAGGTAATCCAACAAATTTTGATTACAGGACTTTTTCTTATTTTACAAATAATCCTTTATATGATATTGCTGGAAGTGCCGACCAGTATACCACAACTACACCAAATGCATTACCAACAAGTGCTCTTACAATTACTTTGGCCGATTCACAAACAGATTACGAAGATGCGTGGCTATCATTATTTCTTAATGTAGGATTTTCTACAATACCCGCAGCCACTTTTACGGATACTGGGTCAACAATTACTGATTTTTTTGTTGATAATAATATTGCATTTACTGAGGAAAATATTGAAAGATTTGCAAGTCTTATAAAGATTTATGCAACCAAAAAGACATTAAATCCAAATTACAATAATACTTTATTTGTGGAAGATGTTACAACCCACATTGAGAATACTTTGGAATTAAGGAACATTTTATTCCAAGGAGTTTTTGCTAAAATACAAAGGGTTCTACAAACTTCATCAAGTGAAACAGAAAAACTTGATAATTCAAAAACACAAGGAACTTTAACTAAATTAGAGTATTATAATTTGTTTAAAGCTTTAAATGATAAATGGGTTGCCGGTAACAATTATAAAGATGAAACAATGTTTGAGGATATTTTATTACTTGATAGGGCGAATAGAGATATCGGTAATAAGGTAATCGTAGATATCTTTTCATTGATAAGTTTGTTAAAGACTCCAAAAGCATCCGTATATAATATTGTTTCTAGTATATTACAAACAAACCATTTTGTAATATATAATATGCCAACATATATAAATTTTTATGGATGTCAAAATGTTGATGACGTACCCGAAAAACAGGCTCAGGATGATAAGTCATTTGCAAATAGTTTGTTTGGCACTTACACTGAAGTAGATTATCAAAACTCAAAAACAAAAATGGTTTGTCAATATGTTGAACAACCATCTGAACAAACAAACAATCCAAATATTAGGAATGGATATAAAGATGATAGTTGGGATTTTGAACAATCACCTAAAAATCCTTTAGTTGAGAGTAAAAATGCTAAAGAAGATTTTGGATTATCAAATAAGGCGGTAGGGTTTAATGTGGATTTTGGAGTACAAAATCAAGGAGTTTTTACAAATGTTCAGGTAGGACAAGAAATGGGAAAACCCACATCTGAATCTTTACAGATGGAGTATGAACTCGCTAATCTATCAAGAGGTACAAATACGTCTAGTCAAAATGTAAGTTTAATAGAACTTTACAAAACTAGAAGTTATTCCTCTACGGTCACCGCTATGGGTAATGCGATGATACAACCTACCATGTATTTTGTATTAAGAAATATACCTTTATTTGCTGGACCATACTTAATTACTGAAGTAAACCACGTAATTACGGCCGCTGACTTTAAAACAACTATGGTTGGAACTAGACAAAAAGTTAATACTCCACCTATAAAAAATCCATTAATTGAGACTATAAGACAAAATTTTGTCACAAAACTCAAAAATGATTTAAAGACAAAGAGACAAGCGCAAAAAGTTGCTTCAAATACACTTGATACTAAAAATAAGATTGCTAGTAATATTAGTAGTCAAGAGACGCCTAGCCCTAACTCAATATGTAAGGTTAACGACGCTTACTCAAATTATACTTCAATAAATGCAAAAGAAGATACAACTGCAACAAGAGACATGTTACAGGCTGTAAGTTCTAGAATAAGAACCCTTAACGGAGGAAGTAATAGCGGAGATACTATGAATTATGTTGTAACAACATTGTTCTATATTGAATCATTTAATGGACAGTCATTCAAGTATTTCAATAATAATCCTGCACAAATTCCAATTGGAAGTGGAACTACTGCATGGGGAGGGGAACTTGCAACTTTGTTCACCGATGAGTATATTTGTTTAAATGATAGTCAAAATAATAGTCAGGCTTATGCCGTATTTAGCAGTTTAGATAATTCTATTGACTTTAATTTTTCAAAATATTATAGAACTTTCAGTGCCAATTTACTTGAGATTAATAATGAAAATGCCTTTGTTTCTGGATTTACAAAAACTTGGGTTGAGAAATTCCCACAAGATAATACGATAGGGACTTCTGACATTTATCAGAATTTTATAATTTCATATCCTGATGAGTTAAATAAATTACAAGAAAAAGTTCGGGCTAGTTATAAATTAGTAAGAGGATATTTGTCGACAATTTAACAATAATCGATATATTTATATATAAATTAATATCATGGACGTAAAACAATTATTAGACAACTACCTTGGTAGAAAAACAAGAATTACTGAAAAAGATGCCGGTAACGGATTTAAAGAAGTTTGTGATTTAGATACGGGAGATTGTTACACAATTAGAATGAAAGATGGTTTGATTGAAAGAGTTGATAATACTTACATGTCAAACAAAAAAATTAATGTTGAAACAAAATCTGGAATAAAACAACTATTAAACGGTTAATTAAAATGAATATTTCTGAAACTATCTTAGAAGAACTTAGAAGATATAATAAAATTAATAATTATATTTCTGAACAAGAAGTCCCTGCTGATATACCCCCACCTCCTGGTGAAGAAGTTCCACCCGCTCCTGACGCTGGTGCGGTACCTCCACCCGCTGGAGAAGCTCCACCCGCTGAGGCTTCTGACGAACCAACACCAATTGACGTTGAAGCCGACCCCGATGTTGAAAAACTTGGGGAAGAAGGGGAAGAAGAAACTGGCTCAGAAGAACTTGAGATTACTGACCTTGTTAAGTCTCAACAAAACATAGAAAACAAACAAGAAGAATATTTTAATAATTTGTTTACCCAACTTACTAATTTAGAACAGAAATTGTCTGACATGGACCAAGTTATGTCAAAACTTAATGACTTAGAAGCGAAGATAGAAAAATATAGACCAAAGACTCCACAAGAAAAACTTGAACTAAGAAGTTTGGACTCTGGACCATTTAATCAAAAACTAACAGATTTTTTTACTGACAAACAAGGTGACATTGAACAATCAGGAAAAAATGAGTATGTTTTAACAACTGATGAAGTTGAAGATTACGCTCCTTCTGAAATCAAAAATACTTTTAGTGATTATGGGGAACCTGGTGATTTTAGACAAATTAAGTATTAATATTTTTACACTTATTTGACTTTTACGGCTGACACATTTATTATTGTTTATTAACTCTTAAATTATATATTATGGCGACAAATTCTTTAGATGCTGTTCTCGCTCAGTACGAAAAAGCGAAATCAAACACAGGTGGAAGTAAAATTTCACAAGAAGACCGAATGAAGAAGTACTTCGCGGCAATTCTTCCACAAGGAAAATCAACAGGGCAAAAGAGACTTCGAGTCCTACCTACAACTGACGGTTCGTCACCGTTTAAAGAAGTATGGTTCCACGAAGTTCAAGTTGCTGGTAAATGGAATAAAATCTATGACCCTGGCAAAAATGACAATGAGCGTTCACCTTTGAACGAAATCCACGACGAACTTATGATGACTGGCAAGGCTTCAGATAAGGAACTTGCAAAACAGTATAAGGCTCGTAAATTCTACATCGTTAAAGTTATTGACAAAGACGCACCTGAGGACGGAGTAAAGTTCTGGCGTTTTAAGCATAACTACAAGAACGAAGGAATCCTTGACAAAATCATTCCTATTTGGAG